CGATTTCAGGAGCTCTTTGCATTTCCCCGCAACCCCGTGGCACAAGAGGAGGAGTGATCATGGCTACCGTAATGGATGACAATCGTGCGGCGCTCGCGATGACCGAGGCGGAGGCGGATCTGGTTTTTCAGTCAATCGCGGAGGAGACAATTTTGCTCACGCGCAAAATGGCGGAGTATGAGCGGCATCTCGCGGCGGTCAAGGCGGAGGCTGCCGCCGCCAAAGCGCAGAGCGACGCGATCCTCAAGCCGCTGGTCAGGCAGTTATCAGATTACATCAAGGCGCATCCGGAGCAGTTTGCAATGACACGCGCCAAAAAGACGCCGTTCGGCAGCTACGGTCTGCGCAAGGTGTCCGACCTTGAGATCACGGACGAGGCGGCGCTCCTCAAATCTCTGATGGCGCATGATCTCAAGGATGGTTACGAGGTCACGACCAAGATCGTCAAAAAGGCGGTTGAGCGCATGGTGCGCTCCGGCGATACCCGCATTGCCGGTGCCGTGATCCGCAAGGGCGAGCGTGTCGGTTACACGGTAAAAAAAGAGCTGCTCGACAACGCAAAAAATACGGGAGTGCAGGATGTTTGATACGGATTTGTTTCACTCCACCCCGGACGCCGGAGTGTCACATGTTACACTTGTTAAAACTGATTGCAATGATTATACAAGTGAGTCCGGAGTGTCACATGTTACACTTGCGAAAACTGATTTGGACACGATCAATAATCTGGAGCGCGGCATCATGCCGGAGACTCTGGAGGAGCTTACCGGCGCCGGTCGTTTTGCGGTGAGCATATCGTCAAAAGCGCCGTCGATCATTGCGGTTTCGATCACGCTTGCCCGCAAGTTCCTCGACAAAAATGCCTGGACGAAATGGGCCGCCGACAACTTCAGGCTGCGCGGCTCATATCTCCACCATCTGCACAAAATCGGCAGGATGCTGGTCGCGATCGCCTCCGACAAGACGCTCTACCGGAGGCTCTACGGTCTTGACGTGGACAAACAGTATTCCATGACGTTTGTCGACGTGCATCAGCTGCCCAACTTTTTTGCACACTACCCCAAACTTGACCTTGAGACGATCAGCCGGATCAAACTGCGCGCAATCACTCTCGCGTGGCCGGAGGAGCCGAAAGACACCGGCGACGACGGCGGGGACGCAAAGCCGGAGCAGCTTACTTTCAATCTCTTTGACGAGATCACCGACGACCGGCTGGAACAGATCATCGCACACAAGGATTTCGACACCTGCGGCGCGGTCGTAATGGTTGACAACGGCGCAAGGCTCTGCCGCACCGCGATCCCTTACATGGCGCAGCATCCGGAGGAGTTCGGGCCGGATGACCTGCCCGCGCTGGAGGAGATGTACCGGAATCTTGATGACGCATCGCACAAAATCCTTGCTCTGATCAACATTAAAAAGCAAGAGCAACTGCAAATCACGGAGTAACGACCATGAGTCTGTTCAGCGAGATGATGAGACGCAAACGCGCCGCGCGGGAAAGCGCATTGCAAACAGTTTTAACAAATGTAACATGTGACACTCTCCCGCCGCCGCAGCTTCCGGCTGTCAACACTCCCAATGCGGTTGCATTGCCGGTGCAGGCACCCGCAGACGTCGCCGTCTACTCATCCGCGCCCGCCCCCGAAACCGATAAATGCACCGCAGAAGAACGTGCGCTCCGCGACGAAAAAGTCGAGTTTGTCCGCATGGTCACGGACTATAAACACGCACACCCGAAACAGGGGATTGCAACGGCGGTCCGGCACATCGCTGCCACCCGCATCCATGATTTTCCGCTCCTCTCCCGCGCCGGTAAAAACGGCGGTCCGGCGTTATCCTATGCCAATTACCGCGTATGGACTGAGGGCACTCCGAAAAAAGAGGGATTGATTGATCCGGCGACCGGCAGGATCGACTACACCCGCAAAAACATTCTCCTGCCCAATTACGGCAAAACAAAAGAGGTTCCGGACGGCGATCCCGCGTTCTGGACCGCTCTGCAGGGGGCGATCTTCCAGCCGCAGGGCGAGGACATCGCCGCGACGCACCGCATCCTTGCCCTGAAATGGGCGATTCAGTATCCCGGCGTCCGGATACCGTCCCTGCATCAGGTCTATTATTACCTCAAACGGCGTTATCCCGAGCGCATGAAACTCCTTGCTCGCAAGGGCGAGAATTATTACAATCAGAATATCCGCGCGTCCGTCATGCGCGATCCGAACACGATCCGCCCGAATGAGGGATGGGTTACGGATACACAGGACTGCGATTTCATGATCCAGGTCGAAGGTCCGGACGGCATTGAGGCGATCCGCCCGAAAATCTGCGTGATCATGGACATCAAAAGCGAGTATGTGCTTTCTGTCCAGTTTGTCACGACGCCGGTCTGCAATGAGATCATCCGCAATACGTTTGCGACCGCCGTCTTTCATTACGGCCGCCCGAAAGCGTTCCTGACCGATAACGGCCGCGACTATCTCAAGGCGGGATTTACGACGCCGGTTGTCTTCACGCCCGACATTAACGGCACGAAACGTTACGAGCATTCCATCCTGCGCGAGCTCAACATTGAGCACCACATTGCAACCAAATACAATGGACGCGTCAAATACGTGGAGCGTTTCTTCAAGGAACTCGCAAAATATTCGAAAATCGCGCGCGGCTATGTAGGCAACAAACCCGAAAACCGACCGGCGACGGCGGCCGTATGGGAAAAAGAGCAGAATCGTCCGTATCTCTGGAACAAGGATGAGGCCTGCAAATTTATCGGCGCGATGATTGACCTCTACCATCGGACACCGTCGAAAAAGAGCAAGTATCTCAATGGGCTTTCCCCGGAGCAGGCTTTTGCGCCGGAACTTCGTTACAGGCGCGCTGATTTAACTTTTGATGAGTATCTCCGCGCATTTCAGATGCCGGACTCCAAGGCGCGCAAGGTCGACTTTCGCGGTCCGTCCGTCAACTGCGACGGCAAGGTATTTGTCGCGGTCACGGAGGAGCGCAAAAAACTCTGGCAGTATGACGGCAGGCCGGTGATGGTCAAGTTCGACCAGATAAGCGATGAGCATTGTTTTGTATATGATCTTGACGGCTCTTACATCTGCGAGTGCCGCACGCCGAAAATGCTGCCGTATTTCGATGCGCCGCGCGAGGAGTTGTCCGCCGATCTTGAGCGTATTCGCGCCGACCGCAAATATCTCCAGACGTTGATCCGCGACGCAACCGGCGACTGGCACAAACTTGATCCCGCGACTGCGTTCCAGCTGCCGCGCGAGGCATTTTTAGACAAGGCAAAACTCCGGCTGCTGGACTCCCGTTACTCCGTAAAAGGCGAAACACATAATCCGCGCATTTATGTCCTGCCGTCCGAGCTCCCCTCCGCACCGGAGGCAAAACCGCAAATCCCCGCACCGGTTGTCACGCCGCAGGAAAAAGCCGAGATCGCCGAGATTCACGCCGCGATCACGCGGCAGAAACAGGAAACACCCGCCGAGGATGACCTCAGCGAAATTCATAATTTCATCACCAAAAAAGGAGAAGAAGATGAGTGAGACAAGCCGAACCGCATTGAGTTTTGACCTTTACCAGTCAAATCTCGCAAACATGAAAACCGAGGCTGACCGCGACCGTGTCCAGTGGCTGTGGGGCTACTTTCACAACGTGCTGAACAAATCAAAAGAGGCGCTTGCAACCGAGCTCGGCGTCTCATGGGATGACATCTGCGCATTTTTCCATACGCGCTTCAACCTGTCAACCTCCCGTTATTCCGAAATCTGCGATGCGGTGGACGCCCTGATCCGGCGCGTCCGCAAACAAAAACCACTGGTTCATACGATCGTCGCGGAGCGGATCATCGAGGCGCTTGATTACAGTCGTGACTATTCCGCGATGGTTTATATTTCAGGTCCCACGGGGCGCGGAAAGACCTACACCGCCGAATACTGGGCGGAACGAAATAACCACGGGCGCAGCAAGTTTATCCGCGTTCCGTCAGACTGCTCCCGCAGGACTCTTGTTCTACTGCTCTGCCGGGCGTCCGGCGTCTCGGTGCGCGGTTCGACGGCCGACATGGAGCTTAATCTCCACAAGGCACTCGGACCACGTAATGTCCTGATCATTGACGAGGCGGGGCATCTGCTCAGCAAAAGCGGACGTCCCGGCGGCGCAATCGAGCTCATGCGCGACCTGCATGACATTACCCGGTGCGGCGTCGCGCTGATCTTTACCGACGTTTATCTGGCGGAGATCAAACGCGGACGCAATGCCGATTATTTCGAGCAATTTCTGGGACGTCTGGAGTTTCCTGTTGAAATACCTAAAGTTCCCCGGCGTGACGAGGTACGGCAGGTATTGTCCGCGTTTTATGATGATGTGGATGAGGACCTTGTCAGTTATGCACACGCTCAAACCACCGGGCGCGACGGTAAATTGCGCACACTGTTCAAAGACCTTTACCGCGCCGAGGAGTTTGCCCGCGACAAGGGCCGTAAGATTACCAAAAACGACCTCCAGAATTTCGTCAAATGGCGCAAATCCGGCGGTGCGTGGCCGGAGGACAAGTGAGACTGCAAAACTCTTAACTCTTAACTCTTAACTCTTAACTCTTAACTGAAACCGGAGGTTTCCATGATTTATGAGGCAAGGCTCAGGCTGAGCGCAGGAAAACGCAAATGGATGTTTACGTTGAGTCGCAACGGCAGGACGATCTTTGTCTCGGATCACAGTTACCACACGCGGGAGAGCGCGATCCGTGCCGCGCGCCGCCGGGCGGACGACAACCGCACCGGCCTCTCCCTGTCATGGTGCGCCGAACGCGCCACATTCAAAATCTTATAACCGTCCGACCGGTCCGTCATTGTCCGATTGGTCCGACAGAAAGCAGAAAAAATGAAAATTTACGTCGCAAGCAGCTGGCGCACCGAGCGCCATGATGAGGTTGTCAAAGCGTTGACCCGCGCCGGGCACACCGTCTACAATTACCGTGAGCCAACATCAGGCGGACACGGCTTTTCGTGGGAGCAGATTGATCCGAATTACAAAAATTGGACAGCGCAGCAATATCTGCAGGCGTTATACAAAGAACCTGCACAGCGCGGATTCTGGCGCGATTTCGATGCCATGAACGAGGCGTCCATTTTTGTCGGAGTCGGTCCCTTAGGCAATGATTCAAGTTGTGAAATGGCATGGGCAGCCGGTCGCGGAAAAAAGACAATCCTGTTAATTGACGAAAGTAATTTCAGGCCGGAGTTAATGTCAAAAATTTTTACTTTCCGCGTCACGGAAATACAAGATGTAATCAATATATTGGAGGCAATCAAAAAATGACAGACATCATCAATCACCCCGCGCACTATACCGGAGTCACCGCCGAGATCAAGTGCATCGACATTGCGCGCCACCTCAATTTTCAACTCGGCAATGCGTTCAAATACGTCTGGCGCGCAGGCAAAAAAGGCGGCAGGGACAAGGAAATCGAAGACCTCAAAAAAGCGCTCTGGTATCTTGAGGATTCTATTCAAAACGGCTATAACGATCTTGATCAGTGTGACGATCTCGCGTCCGGACTCGCCTCAATTGCAACCCGTAGCGACAATTCCCCGCGTGGCGACCTCCTGCGTAACATTACCGCTTACCGCATTGCCGCCGCCGCAAATATTCTCCGCGAGATGATCCGCGACAGGGAGGCATCCAAATGACAAACACAATCACCCTTGCTTTTACCGCCGACGAGGTTAAAACCATCATCATCGGCATCGCCAGAAAGCGCGGCGATCTCCGACATGACCTCGACAAAAAGATGCGCTTCGGCGAGCTGGTGCACGCCGCCGACCGCCGTAAACGCATCGCGCAATGCGACACCATGATCAACAGACTCAACGCCGCACTGGAGGAGGCGTCCAAATGAGTAACCCGCTCGAAAAAATCAAAAAACTGCTGGCGTTATCCAAATCCAACAACGAGCATGAGGCGGCGACGGCTCTTGCTCAGGCGATCCGGCTCGCTGCCGAGGCGGGGATCGACATCGACGCGATTGATCCGGATGCCGAGCCGCTGGAGGAGAGGGACCGGTCCGGAGGAGCGCAGTCACGCAAAATTGAGCAGTGGCGCGGCCAGCTTTGGCTCAGGATCGCGCGCATCTTCGGCTGCGCGACTTATCATGTCAAAACCTGCAATGGATTTTTCGGGACGGAGTATTGCATCCGCCTGATCGGACGGGCAAGCGATATTGCGGTCGCGGATTATGTCGCAACGCATCTGCAAAATGAGCTCATGAGACTGGCGCGCAAAGAGATGGCGTCCGTCCGCAAGCGGCGCCGGATATCCGAGGCGCGTCTGCGCAACAGTTTTCTGCTCGGCGCGGTGATGCGCGTGGTCGGCATGGCGGAGCGGATGTTTGCCAATGAGCAGGGCGCAATCGCGCAGGGATATGAGCTGATCGTCAAGCGTGCGGCGACCGCCGAGCAGCACCTCAAGGGGCTTAACTGCAAACCGGTCAAGCACAAAAATCCGATCGACGACAAGGCGTTTGCGGCGGGCTATGCGACGGCGGGCGCGATCAAACTCAACAAGGCGATGGGAGCCGCTCCCGATCCGCGCAAACGGCTGGAGGCGTGACATGGCGACCGTATGTGATC